CCCTGTGCGGCATACGTAAGATGCCTTGCAGGCATCATGAGGGAAGCGCAGAGAACAGGTGACGTCAGCACTGCCGACGGCACCTTTGCAGTCGACCGCGACTGGGTGAGCCAGCATACTGCCGTCGACTGCGGCAGCCAGCTGTCATTCGATGCCTCCCTTGAGAAAATAGGAGTGCTCCGGAGAAGCTCCAACAGCCAGGACAGGGTTTCGCTGGATGTGAACCTTCTTGCATCCATGTCCTCCGGCGATGATGTGAAGGCAGTCACAGACATTTCCAAGGCTGCCGGACTGTGCGCCAAGAGGTCATCCTCCGAGGCAAAGAAGTATGCTATAGCAGACAGGCTGAAGTCAGGGCTCGTCTGCTCCAACTCGGAGCTTCTCAATGCCCTGTCGGGGTGGATAGACTCCATCTTGGCGACTGACAGAAAGCCTCTGTCGAAGGAAGCCGTGAGGCTCTTCCAGGACGGCGTGAACAATTATGCCAAAGGCGACCTCGATACCGCTCTGGCAGTAGTGAAGGTCGCGACTGTGCAGTCCTACAGGAACAGCGACTGGGCAATCAACTCCTATGAAAAGGAAATCGGCAGGAAATCGCTGGCCTACAGCCACTCGGTCAGACATCCTGCGAGAAGTGCCATGCAGAGACATGCCTCCGGACCGTCCGACCTCTCCCCCGTGACTTTCTGACATCGGAGGTTGACTTCACAGGCGGAAGATGATATAATTCTATCCGTAGCCGAGGCAGAGTCCTGACCGGTGACAGGAAGCCCTGGATATGATGCTAGCCTGGAAGTAGTATAATCAGATTGCAGCACGTAATCGAAAGGAGATTACATAATTATGAAAAAGACAGAGAAGGTTGTTTCCGCTAAGGAGACTTTCGATACGGTCCTAACCAGCGCCAAAGGATGCAGGAAGTTCGATATCGCCGTCGGAGGCAATGCTATGAAGGGCCTTTCGCTTACGGCGTATCCGCATGGCGGATATGTCAGACTCAGCAAGAACCTATATGAATTCATGAAGAAGCCCAAGTATGTGCACATCTATGGCAACAGCAGCCTATTAACTCTTGTAATCGTTCCGGAGAAGAAGGAAAGTCCACTCACATGGTCATTAAAGCAGCAGACTGACAGAAACAACCATATATATGATAAGGGAGCCTGCCTCTACAGCAGCGGCCTTGCCAAGCTTCTCGGAGGATATTCCGATGAGGGCAAGACGGTCACTTTGGAGGCCAGAGAGGGAAGCACTCCGGACCATGTCATCATTCCCTTCGCCTCGGCATTCGGAGGGATGCCTGATTGATGTAATCCCGGCTGCTGCTCGGATATGCAAGGATAGGAGGCCAGTATGAACGAAGACTGCTGGATGAAGGACAGATGCAACCGCATAGACTGCGGGGGATTCTGCATGAGGAAATATAAGCTTGACTATCTTTACAGTCAGGCAAATATAACCGCGAAGCAGCGATGCCACATAGGCCTCCATACGGATGCCGACGGCAGCGACAATGACGCTTTCTCCAAACTGAAGGACCTCGAGCAGCATATTTCCGATTTCGTAAGGGATGGCACCAATCTGTACATCTACTCTCCAATCTGCGGAAACGGGAAGACCTCATGGGCTCTCCGTCTTGTGGGGGCTTATTTCGACTCCATCTGGCCGAAGTCAGGCCTCGAATGCAGGGCACTGTTCATAAACGTGCCTAAATTCCTCATCGCCCTGAAAGACAACATAGGGGAAGTCAATCCATATGCCGTCCATATCAAGGAGGAGGTAGGCAGATGCGATTTGGCCGTATGGGATGACATAGGTACCAAGGTGGCGACATCCTTCGAGCATGAGAATCTTCTCAGCATGATTGATGCCCGCATAGGCGACGGGAAGTCCAATATCTACACCTCCAATCTCGGGGCAGAGGAGATTCATTCATCCTTGGGCGACCGTCTGGCCTCCCGGATAGTGAATGACAGCATCTGCATCGGGCTTGTGGGTTCGGACAAGAGAGGAATTGCCAATGAATAGCAAAACTGTCAAGAAGACTGCGAAGAAGACCGTAAAAGCTCCGTCAGCTGCCAGAGATAAATCCGGCTCCAGCGATGCCGTGTTCTTCACCAAGGATGGGCTGCTCAGCTACGTAACTGCCATTACCTACACCACTGAGTTGCAGACTGCCCTGTATATATACAGGTCGCTTGAGACTGCCGTCGAGGATAATCCCAAGGTGCATGCCTCGCTGGAGAAGCTTGCCTCGGAGACTGAGGCTGAGCTGAGTGCATTCTCTTCCGGCATTCCGGAGGACGGTTCCGATAAGAAATAGATGCTCTGACGGTCAACGGGAGGACTGACAATGATTCAACTGCAGGTAATCAACAAGATTCTGAAGACCAAGGATTCGTCAATCGTGACTCTCAACAATCTCAATGAGAGCTACTTTTCGGAATACCCCAAGGAATTCAACTACATAGATGACCATATTGAAAAATACGGAAGCGTTCCGGATACCGAATCCTTCCTTCAGCAGTTCCAGAACTTCCAGATAATCCAGGTGGATGAGCCTGATTCCTATCTGGTGGCGGAGCTTGCGCGGGACTACAATAAGCGCAAGGTAGCCCTTTATTACAATAAAATCAGGGACTGCTGCCTTTCGGATGACTCGGACAAGGCCATAGATTTGGTCATGAAGGCGGCCGAAAGCATATCCTCCGGAACCCCCATGAGATGCGTGGACATCACGAAGGACACCTCCAGATATGATGACTACATCTCGAGGACGAAGGATTTGGGGAAGTACTACGTCAAGACAGGGTTTGACGAGCTTGACCAGATTATAGGCGGGTGGGACCGTCAGGAGGAGCTTGCGACGATTGTCGCCAGAACCAACTATGGAAAGTCATGGGTTCTGCTTAAATGTGCCGTAGCCGCAGTCCAGCAGGGGCTGCATGCAGGCCTGTACTCTGGCGAGATGTCCGCCCGCAAGGTCGGATACAGATTCGATACCTTGGTGGGGCATATCCCCAACGGGGCGCTCAATCATGGCGATGCAAGCGCCGAGGTCGATTACCGGAAGTATATGGATGACCTGCCTGACATGTTCAGCAATGGAGGTTCGCTGAAGATTCTCACCCCTGACATGATTGACGGGCCTGCGGGAGTCCGTGCGCTCCGCTCATTCATCGAGAAGGAGCATTTGGACATCCTGTTCATCGACCAGCATTCGCTTCTCGAGGATGACCGCCATGGGCGCACCCCCATAGACAAGGCCTCCGACATCTCGAAGGACCTGAAGAACCTTCAGGTGCTGAAGAGGATACCTATCATCTCGGTCAGCCAGCAGAACCGAGCCTCGACGGAGAACGGCCTGGACACCACCATGGTGGCCCAGTCCGACCGCATAGGCCAGGATTCCACCATCGTGATATTCCTGGACAAGAAGGATGACACCATGAAGCTTGAGCTAATCAAGTCGAGGGATTCCGAGAACGGGAAGAAGCTCACATACAAAGTTGACTTCAACCGCGGAACATTCACCTATATACCGGATGAGAATGATGGCGTCGGGGGCAACTCCGCGGATGCCGGCTCCGCTGACTTCGACAGGAGGTACAGTTCGCCTGCCCCCGGCCAGGCCGGGGAGGATTCATTCTGATGTCAGAGCTCATAATAGACGGCAACCTTATCGATGCCCCTATGGAAAGCATACTTCTTCAGCTCAGGAGCGAGCTTCCGAACGGGTTCCTGAGGGATATCGCTGCAAAGGACGACAATGTGGAAGTGACCTGTCCGTTCCACAAGGACGGAATGGAGAGCCATCCGTCATGCAACGTATACTGCGGGGACAGCCCGGACCTTGAGTACGGATACTACCGATGCTTCACATGCGGCTCTCAGGGGCATCTGTGGAGCCTTGTGGCTGCCTCATTCGGAAGACCGGGGGACAGTGCCTTCGGGCGCAAATGGCTGGTCGACCGATTCGGGGGAGTCCTGCTCGAAAGGCCTGTGGTGATGGAGCCGCTCGACATATCCGCCAAGCCGAATCCGGTCAGGACGGTCGACGGCAGCGTATTCGCAGGGATGGAGGATTTCCATCCGTACATGGCGAAGAGGAAGCTGTCCAGGGATGTCTGCCGCAGATTCGGGGTCAGATATGACCCTAAGACGGAATGCATAGTCTTCCCTGTGAATGATGCGGACGGCAATCTGGTGATGCTGACCCGCAGAAGCGTTGAGGGCAAGAGCTTCTTCATAGACAAGGATGCAGAGAAGCCCGTATATCTGCTCGACTATGAGGAGAGGACGGGGCTCGGCTACGCAATAGTGTGCGAAAGCCAGATTAATGCCCTCACCTGCCATACCTACGGGCTGTGCGGCATTGCGCTGTTCGGGACCGGAAGCAGCCTGCAGTACGATATACTCAACCGTTCGGGAATCCGCTACTATATTCTCTGCTTCGACGGCGATGAGGCAGGCGCCAAAGGCACATCCAAGTTCCTGAAGAACATAAGGAAGGATGTATTCGTCGATGTGGTGAGGATGCCTGCCGGCAAGGATGTGAACGACCTGTCGAAGGATGAGTTCCTCCAGGTGCTGACGGACAGCTCCGTCGACTGGAGAAGGCTGAAGGATGCCTACGGGAAAGCACTGGATGAAGAAAACAGTTGCAAAGCAGACAAGCAGGTTCTATAATATTATGTAAGCCAATTAAAAAAGGAGACTGAAATAATGGCAAAATTCGGATTCGATGCCTACAATGGCATCAGTGCAGGTACTGGAAGAGGCGGAAACAACAAGGATTCCGACGGAAACTACAAGGTCTCCTTCCTTATGCTGAGAAACGACGGGGATGAGGCCATCGTGCGCTTCGCCTATGATTCACCCAAGCAGTTCGATATCGTCAGCTGCCACAAGGTCAAGACGTCCGGCGGGCGCATCAGACTTGTCAGCTGCCTGAGACAGCCCAGCGACCCTGTGGAGAAATGTCCGCTCTGTGCAGGCGGAAACCGACTCATCATGAAGTTCTTCGTGAAGATGCTTGTCTATACTCAGAACCCTGACGGAACCTGGTCCGCCAGCGCAAAGATATGGGAGAGACCTGCCTCGTTCGCCAAACTTCTCTTCGGTTACTTCACCGACTACGGAGACCTCTCCAACATCATCTTCAAGGTTAAGAGACACGGAGCCAAGGGCAGCCTGGATACAACCTATGATGTCATCTATGCCAATCCGAAGGTCTATGACCCCAATATCCTCTCAAAGGATTTCTCAGCTTTCGACGACCTCAAGCTTGACGGCTATGCATTCCTTACCAGAACCGCCGAGGAACTTCAGGAATGCGCGGACACTGGGATTCTTCCTGACAGACAGCCCAAGGAATATTCAAACAAGATTCCGGCCAATGACGGATTTGCTTCGGCCAAAGTCACTGAGAATGCCGATGAAGCCTATAATACGGACGGTACCGCTAAATCAGCCTATGCTAAGCCTCAGGTATCTCCGGGAATTCCGGCCGGTGGCGCCCCTGTGTTAGTCAGCCCTGTTCCGGCCTATCAGGCTGCTCCGTCAGTATACAACAGCGCCGCCTACACTCCTGCCAATGCCGAAACCGTTCCTGATTCCATCCCTGCCGTCGCTCATGCCGCCCCTGCCCCTGTATCTGCTCCGACACCGTATTATGGCGGAAGACCTCTCCGTTCGCAGCCTGCACAGGCTGCTAAGCCGGATGATGGCCAGACAGTCCGCCCGAGAAGAAGCTACACCTACTAAAAACTGAATGTGCACTGCCCGGGCAGCCTTGACTGGCCGTTCCGGGCATTTTATTCGGAATTGAAGGACATAACAGGAGAAACCATGAACAGTATCAAAAGCCTTTGGGGAAGCCAGTTCGATGTGAAGGATGACGACTTTACCCTGCTGAAGAAGATAAAATCACCCAAGAAGGTCAAGGTATGCAGCACCGCCCAGCTTCTTGCCTCCAGGTCCGGAAAGCTGACCGTGGAGGAGAGACTTCGGATGATTACCTCCGAGGTCCTGAGGGTGCTCGGGCATTACCGCGGTAACACGCTGGTCGCCCACAGCCGCGAGGATTTGCACAGCTACATAGACAGCGCCATTGCCTGCGGGAGGATAGACATCGATACCGAGACTGACAATTCCCTTGACCCGCTCACCTGCCAGATAATGGGAGCCTGCCTATACGTTCCCGGACAGAGACAGATTTATGTCCCCATCCATCACATATGCTATGCAACCAAGGAGCGTCTGCCTTGGCAGCTCACGGAGAAGGACCTCCGCGAGGAGTTTTCACGTCTCTCCGGAACCAAGATAGTGATGCACAACGGAAAATTCGATTACGAAGTCATCAAGTGCACCTGCGGGATTGCCCTCAGCATCTACTGGGATACAATCATTGGGGCAAGGCTCCTCAACGAGAATGAGAAGGCCGGCCTGAAGTCGCAGTATATCGAATATGTCGACCCAAGCCAGGGCAAGTATGACATCGAGAGCCTCTTCAAGGGTGTCAAGTATGCATGGGTGGACCCGGACATCTTCGCCCTCTATGCGGCCACCGATGCCTTCATGACTGATAAGCTCTATCTGCTTCAGGCCGATAAGTTCTCAAAGCCCGGGATGGAGAGGCTGTATGACCTGTTCATGAACCTCGAGATGCCAATGGTGACGGTCACGGCCGAGATGGAGCTGAACGGCATCGCCATCGATGCCGGATACTCCAGGAAGCTCAGCGAGAAATACCACAGGATGGAGGATGACATCGACGTGGAGATGTCCTCCGAGATGGCTAGGATAAAGCCGAAAATCGAAGAATGGAGGAAATCACCGGATGCCCAGACGAAGTCCGGTCCCAAATCCAAGAACGAACAGCTCAGCGACCCTGTGAATCTGGACTCGAACACGCAGCTGGCCATTCTTATTTATGACGTCCTGAAAATTCCCCAGATAAGCATGAAGTCACCCAGAGGGGTCGGAGAGGACATCCTCACCGAGATTGACGACAAATACCATCTGCCGTTCTGCGACCTTATACTGAGGAGGCGTGAATGCGAGAAGCTTCTCGGGACTTATATCGACAAGCTTCCGGCAATCGTCAGCCCGAAGGATGGAAGACTCCATGGGAGCTTCAGCCAGCTTGGCACCGACACGGGGAGATTCTCGTCGTCATCGCCCAACCTGCAGAACATACCATCCAAGAACAGGGAGATAAGGCTCATGTTCACCGCAGCCGAGGGTAAGAGGATAGTGGGCGGTGATTTCTCCGCCCAGGAGCCCAGGCTTTCCGCCTTCTACAGCAGGGATGCGAATATGCTGAAGGCCTACAGCGATGGCAAGGACCTGTATGCAGTAATCGCACAGTCCATGTACGGGAACCGATATGAGGACAATCTCGAGTTCTATCCCGAGGGAACCGTCATAGAGGAGGACGGGAAGAAAGTCGTATGCGGGAAGAAGACCAACCAGAACAAGGCTGGCAAGGAAAGGCGTGCAAGCGCCAAGAGAGTGCTCCTCGGCATCCTCTACGGCAGAGGGGCCAAGTCCATCGGAGAGCAGCTCGGGAAGAGCGCCGACGAGGGCCAGAAGATTGTGGACCAGTTCTACAAATCGTTCCCGAGCGTCAAGTCCTGGGTTGAGTCCACTCAGAGCAAAGCTAGGAAGCTTGGCTATGTCGAGGACTTCAGGGGAAGAAGAAGGAACCTTCCTGATATCAAGCTCAGCCCTTATGAGGCCTCCTATATAGATAGGGATGACCTGAAGGACTTCAATCCGTTCATCGGATGCGGCCCGAGGAGCGAGAAAACGGCAGAGCTGAAGTCCTGGATTGACAGATGCTCCGGACTCAAATACAGAAGGGATTTCTATGACCTCCAGAAGGAGGCACTGAAGTCCGGAGTGCAGCTTCAGGCGAACACCGAGAGAATCTCCAAGGCGGAGAGGGAATCGGTCAATGCCGTGGTTCAGGGAGGTGCGGCCACCCTCACCAAGATGGCCATGCTCAACATCAGCCGCGACCCTGAGCTCAGCCGCATGGGGTTCCGCATGATGATAACCATCCATGATGAGGTGCTCGGGGAATGCCCGGAAGGGAACAGCGAGGCCGTGGCCAAGCGTCTCTCCGAGGTCATGGTCGATTCCGCGAAGGGATGGATGGACGTGCCGATGAAGGTGGATACCTACAATGTCGTCCATTGGTATGAGGACGAGAACGTCGAGGCGCTGAAGGTGGAATATGAGGGACTTCTCGGGAAATGCGGAAATGACAGGGTTCAGGCACTGTCGATGCTTGCCTCCTCCCATTCGGAGCTTTCGGAGAAGTATCTGCATGACACGGTTGCCGATTAGTGGTATAATATGGATGTCAAAGGAGATATCACAATGAGAATAGACACAAAGTCGCTGCAGGGATACTGCAGAATGATAAAGGATGCGGTGGAGTCAGGAAATACTTCCGTGATTGGCAACTGTCTGGAGCTTTCCGGCTCCGGCAGCAGGCTGAGCCTCAATGTCACCAACCGCGAATACTATGTATCAGTGAAGGTGCCGGTAGCGGAGGAGTCGGAGCCTATCCATGCAGTCGTGGATGCCCTCCTGTTCCTAGGGCTGATATCCAAGATGACATCTAAGGACATCGGACTCTCAGTCAGCGGCAACAGCCTTCAGGTGAAGGGCAACGGAAGCTACCGCCTGCCCATGGTCTACGACGGGGGGAGCCTTGCCGAGCTTCCGGAGATAGCGGTCGACGGCGCCTCTGGGTCGTTCGGGATAGATGCAGGCATCCTTGCCAGCATCCTCCGCTACAATTCAGGGGAGCTTGCCCATGGGGGCATCACCCAGCCGGTGCAGAAAATGCACTATGTGGACGAGAATGGGGCGATAACCTTCACTTCCGGCGCATGCGTCAACGGATTCAGCCTGAAGGAGCCTGTGAGGATGCTTCTTCCTGACAAGGTTGTGAAACTGTTCAGACTGTTCGGGAACGAGGGGGAAGTGTCCTTCTCGTATTCCCAGGGGATGAAAGGCCCGGCCAGGCAGACGAAGGTCAGCTTCAGCACCGATTCGGTGTATCTTGCCTCCGTAATCCCAGGCGAGGATTCCATGATGGAATCCGTTCCCGTCAAGGTAATCAGGGGGATGGCCGACTCCCAGTATGAGTATTCGGTCAGCCTGTCGAAGGCTGCCCTCATACAGGCCTGCGGAAGGCTCCTCCTGCTGAACGGTCTGAGCAACAGCCTCAGCCGCAATGTGGGGATATTTGAGTTCGGTGACATTGCCGTCACCCTCCGCGATTTCACGAAGGCGGACAGCGAGGCTGTCCCCTACAAGGCATCAGCGCTGCCGGCAGGCACCGACGTGGTCGTTATGCTGAGCCTCGACGGACTCAGGATGACGCTCGACCAGTGCGTCGACGACACAGTGGTGCTGAGCTTCGGCCGGGATGGCAACCATATGCTCCTGACCCACGGGAATGTCCGCAACATCATCCCCCTCGTGGAGCGATAGCCGTGTCGTTGAACAGAGGCAAGGGCTTCGAGGCCAAGTTCGCTGAATGCTGGAGAAAGAGCTTCCCGAAGGGTCTGGTCTACAGGATACCCGACCAGATGTCAGGATTCCTGGAAGTCTCCCAGAACCCATGCGATTTCTTCGCCTATGCTAATGGAAGGCTGTTCATGGTGGAGTGCAAGTCTCATAAAGGCAATTCATTCCCCATAAACAGCGAGAAGGTGTTCCCGCAGTATGGCCGCCTGAAGTCCTATATGGGGCTCGACGGGGTGAAGCCGGGGCTGATGCTGTGGCTAATGGAGAAGGACCTGGTGGCATGGGTTCCCATAGAGTCCCTGGTGGATATGAGGGAAAGCCTTGGCATAAAGTCGGTGAATTCGGATATGATTATTAAGGGGCTCTATGGAATTGTGAGGATACCGTCAATGAAGCTGAGGGTATTCATGGACAGCGACTATACGGCGATGGCCAATCTGTAAGGAGGCATGCAATGGATAAGGCTAGGATAGATGAGCTGATGAGGAAGGATTCAGAGGATGCCGAATATGCCGAAGGCATATCCGACAAGGTGGTGAGCGAATATACCAAGGATTTGGATGGCATCATGAGGAACATCAACAGCGACATCATAGTCAGGGGGGATGCACCGGACAGCCTGATAAGCAGTTACTTCATGGAACTCACCAATGCAATGTACTTCATAGGGGCCAAGGCTGAGTCCTTGGGGCTCTTCGACGACATATCCAGGTCGAATGCCCGCCTTAAATACAGTCAGGCCTACGGGAATGCCCTGCTCGACAGCGCCTCAAAGGGGAAGGCCAAGCCTACGGTGGCTGAGAATCAGCTCAGCGCGGAGATGGGCTCCCTTGACGAGACCGTGGTCAATTACATATACGCCAGGGCCTACAGGATAGTCAAGACGAAATGCGATAGTGCAAGCGAGATGATTCGCACGCTGTCCAAGATACTCACTAAGAGGCAGGCCGACGAGAATCTGAGCAGCATGTCTGGGAGGATAAGCCAATGAACGGAGAGCGGTCAGTCAGACTGAGTTATCTGTTCAACGGCGATAACTATGAGCTCATGCCCGTATATGGAAGCATTATGCTGACAGCGAAGGTGACGGATGACGACATGAGGAGATATCTCGGGCTCCGTGAAGATGCCGTTGAGCCATCCTCGGAGGAATGCTTCCCTCAGGGCGGCGAAGAGCCATCGGCGGGATTCAGGGAATGGCTGTGGAATGACCGGCGCATAGATGCCCTCGCCTTGGCAGCTTACCGAGATGCATCTGACTATTCGGATATGCTGATTTATGACAGGAAATGTGATTTGAAGTAAAAACGGAGGATGAACAGCATGAACGGCAACGAAGCTGAAAAGAAAACCTATATCCGCATATGCAAGATATGTCACAAAGAATTCAGCACTGCTGTGATGAATCAGACAGTATGCGATGACTGTCGTAACGGCACTTCCCCCAGCCATGTATGCAAGGAATGCGGAAAGCCCATATTCTATAAGCGTACCTTCTGCAGTGCCTCCTGCCGGTCGAAGTACAATAACGAGCATGGAGTGTACAATCCCTTCAGGGATAAGGAAGTACAGAAGAAGGTACATGACGACTTCAATGAAAGAATGTCCTCCGACAGCGGCTTCCATCAGAAAGTAGTGAAGAAATCGAATGACACAAGAATACAGCACTACGGTTCACTCAGAGAAGCCTATAGTCAGAGGGATAAGAAAAACAAGGAAACGCGTTTGAAAAGATACGGCAATGAGGATTATGTAAATACGGATGCCATCCGCAGGACCTGTGAAGAAAGATATGGGGTGTCCTGCTCCCTGAATCTTCCGGAGGTCAGGAAGAAAGCCCATAAGACCTGCGAGGAACGCTACGGTGCCTCCTGCTACTCAAGCACAGATGCCTGGAAGGAGAAGACAATGGGCACTAATCGAAGACGGTATGGGGCTGAATGGTATTCCAGTACCGAAGAAGGAAAGAAAAAGATACATGACCGCAATATGGAGCTGTATGGGGTATCCACTTATACTCAGACAGAGGAATACAGCAGGAGGTCGAAGAAGAATCATACAGACCATATAAAGGAGGACGGCATCTCAGCCGTCAGCCAGGAGCATCTGTCGGAGGAAATGAAGTCGATGCTGTATGACCGTGCAAAAAGCATTGCCTTTCTCCAATCGGCGGATTGGAAGATAAATTCCCTCAGTGAGAGATTCGGATGCTCATGCACGGCAGTCATCCATTGGCTCAACCGCCTTGATTTGAGAGACTATGTGGAAATAAATACAGGCAGCCGTTACGAGGATGAATTATTCAGCCTGTTCGGAAAAGACGGATTTATCCGCAACCAGAAGATACTGGACGGCCTTGAGATTGATTTGTACAATCCGGAGAAGAAACTGGGAATAGAATTCAATGGTGACTACTGGCACAGCGACATAAACAAGGATAGGAACTATCATTTCAATAAGTCCAGATGTGCGGAGGAGAAAGGCATACATCTTATCCACATATACGAGCACGAATGGAATGACCCGCGGGTGAAGCCGATACTCATATCGATAATCAGTCTTGCATTGGGCCATGTAGCCAACAGGATATATGCCCGCAAATGCGAAGTGAGGGAAATCACCAACAAGGAAGCGGAGCCCTTCAACAATGCCAACCACCTGCAGGGCCACCGCAACGCCCAAGTCACCCTGGGGCTATTCTATCAGGGGACCCTGGTTCAGCTCATGTCGTTCAGCCGGACTAGATACAATCGCAATCTGAAGGGCAGTGACTCATGGGAGATAATCAGGGGATGCCCGGGGTCGAACAATCAGGTAATCGGCGGGGTGTCCAAGCTGTTCACGGAATTCAGAAGAAGATATCATCCCAAGTCG